GGATTATGCAACCATACGAAACCACGACAACAACTACCACGGTAGAGCAGTCTACAACGACTGAACCGACCACGACAACAACTACGACTGAAGCACCGGTCGAGCAGGAATCGGGCAGTTCCGATGACTCAGTTACAAGCGAGACTCGTGCTACTGACGATAATATCCAGCAAGTACTCGACGAGGCCGACCAGAAGAATCGGAACATGGCCGAGGCTCGTCAGACGGCACTCGACAACCACGCGACTGAGCATGGCACGCCCGCTAGCCAGACCAGCAGCGAAGAAGTTGTCGGCTAGTAGTTCGGGTTAAACTGAGCCGGGACGTGGATTGTTTCACTCTCGTACTCAATAACTTCCATATCGGGACTGTACAAAAACAGTCCCGTTTTTGGGTCGAACTCATCTTCAATGGCCTTGAACATGTAGCGGTGTTCGTCGGCAGCGTGCGACACGCTGGTGTGCTCCGGCCCGATGTAGTCGCCGGTGAGCGGGTTGAACTTTCGTTTATACAGACCTAACTTGCGCCGCAGGTCCTCAGTGGTGGCGAGGTTGAATTCGGTATTGCCGGTACCGGCCACGGCCCGCTTGATGCCCTCCTCCTTTAGCTCGCGCATAAGCAGGCTACTATTCGGTAGGCCGAGCTGCCGGATTTTTTCGACGCGCTGGATGGCGTCGCTATCACGCACTGCGCCGTCGTGCGGCAGGAAGTGCCACATGATGTTATACGGTTTGCCCTTGACGACAGCGATGGTGCTTTCATAGGCGACGTCGTGGGTTTCGAAGTAGTCGATGACGCGTGGTTTCTTTTTGATGTACTGCCAGAAGCCGACGGCTAACATGTCGCTCATACCAAGGTCCCACGAGGTGAAGACCGGGTAGGCGGGGTCATAGGGGAACTCCCCGATGAGGTGCCGGTTTCGCGCCATCGCCAGCGCCGCCCCATAGTAGCTCTGAGCACTGACCTGTCCCCAGTCACACAGGAACTCTTGTCGGAACCAGAAGTCGTTGCCGTTTTTGGCAATGGTTTCCTGCCGGATTTCTTCGAGCTGGTCTTTCGTCAGGTAGGCTTCGGCGGTCACCCGTGAGGCGTACTGGGTTCGCTTGCCGCTGTTCCAGTTCGCCGCCGCCCGGTCGAACAGTATCTTAAACGTACCGCCCGAGATGCCGTCGATTTTCGGCGTGGACTGCAAGATAATCTGACCACCGTTGACGGCGATAATCGGCCGGATAACGTCGAGCGCCGCTCCCGGAATATCAACGAACTCAGAGAAAATATAGAGTTTGCCGTTGGCGCCACGCAGGGCATCGGGGTCGGTCGCCCCGAGCACTTGGAACGTGCTGCCGTTCTTGAGGCGTATACGCATGTTCGAGTTATCGCGGCTCTCGATGAGGGCGCCCGGTATGTGGTCGATGGTCTTGAAGCCGTCGTTTTCGACGTTTTCCCAGAATGAGTTTTTACCCTGTTCCTTAGTCGGGAACACCAGCACCACGTTGAGCGGCATCTCCACCATCTTCTTCACGGCATAGCCAAACGCCGTGAAGTCCTTGCCACCTCGCCGCGACCAGCACCAGACAGCTAGCACGATACCAGAGTCCAGAGCGGCCAGCGCTTCGGCTTGATACTTGCGGGGGGTAAAGTTGACGGGTATCTGCATTACTCAACCATGCCTGAAAACATTTGTTCAGCGTTCTTACGGACCTTGATTGCCATTGTCTTACTGGCATACCAGCCAAGGTGGATGCGCCGACTGTGTACCGTAATGGTAGCATGGTACCGCTGTTTCTGTTTATGGTAGTAGACCCCCGGCACGCCTATCTTATTATCCCGGCGCACCCCGCGTGCGTTGTAGCTATTTTTGTATGCCATACTTACGCTTGAATTATGCCACCCAATTTGTTTGTTGTACAGCCTGCTTAAGCATTATGATTAGGATGTAACAGGCGAATAAGTTTTTTAATAAAAGGCAAGGTAAAATACGATGGCTTGGAGCTATGGTACTAAGACCGCGAATATAATGGACATCCCGATGTACATTAGTTCAGTGGTTGCCCCTTATCTCGGTGATAATGGGTACAAATGGGACGGCGTAAACAGCGTCCGTGTCCTGAGCGTTGCAGACGGTACACTGTCTGACTACGACGAAACTAACGCAACGACTCCGTTTGGCGCGCCAAACCTAGTGGTTCCTAACGAGCAGGTGCTCGCGTTGGCTTACAACAAGTCGATGCTACTGCGTATTCAGCGCACTCAGATTCAGGATATTCCTGTTGGCCAGTTCGCGAAGCAGGTTGCATTGCAGCAAGCTAACGACGTATTCGTTCCGGCCCACGACGCCTACTCACTCGCCAAAATCTTTGCCGCTCGTCAGAGCGCCAACGTCATTGCCCTCGACACATCTGACACCGGTGGCGGTGCAGGTATTCCGGGGTACGCACTTTCATTCAGCAAGATGGTCAGCAAGTCACGCACGAACAGTGGCGGTAACGTCAGCAACTTGGTTGCTTGGGTTACTTACACCTTCAAGGACACGGCTGGCGCCCAAATCAACTTCACCGGTTCCGAAGCTGGTTACGCCGCTGGTAAGAACGGTTACCTCGGTAAGCTCGCTGGTGTACCTTGCGTCGAAGTTCCTGACAACTACCTGTTCGCTGGTGTGCTCGCCATGGTGGTTGACAAGCGCGCTGTCGTGAACGTCACGCCGAAGATGGACCCCAAGGCCGGTGGTATGACTATCATCGACCCAGTACCAGGCTTCAGTGGTATTGAGATTCAGCTCCGTAACCGAAGCGACACGTTCGTTCTGAACAAGAAAGTCCTGTCGGTTGCTACACTTGAAAACGCTGCAAGCACTACCACGACCACGACCGCTGCCGGTACTACTACAGTAGTAGCAGGTCCTTAATCTTAGGACCCAACCCGGTGAAACTGATATTGGCGCAGCCCTCTATCCTCCGCTTCCAGTGGGAGTTAGAGGTGCTGCTCACCAATCTCAGACAGCTCACCGACATGGAGGTGGTCTTGCTATTCAGCAAGCCGCACGACTACAACGACACTGTACCCCGTTACTTGGTCAACAAGTACTCCGGGGTGCAGTGTTTTGTCTATGATGACAACCGTTACCTGAAGACCTACATCCCCTCAATCCGGCCCTACCTGTGGTGGCAGTATCTCAGTAAAGACCCGGCCCGCGAACAGGAAACGTACTTTTACATTGATAGTGATGTCATCTTTCGGGAGTTTCCGAACGTCGCACAATTACCGGCTGACGCGAAACACTGGTTTGGTTCGAGCTGTGAGAGCTACATCGCGTATGACTACATCAAGCAGTGTCAGAACGGCGAGGCGATTTTGCAAGCGATGGCGCAAATCTGCGGTATCACGGTGGACCAGATGCAAGGCGTTCCCGGTATCGGCGCCCACCTCCTGATTAGCCAGCCCACCGCTGAGTTCTGGCACCGGGCGTTCGAAGACAGCGTGGCGCTCTACCGGCACCTCGATGGCGTCGATAGCAACATTCAGAAGTGGACGGCCGAGATGTGGGCGCAGCTGTGGGGCATGGTCCGTGAGGGCATCACGCTTAGCGCTCCGAGTGAACTGGATTTTTGCATGTCCACCGACCCGATTAAGAGATGGAATGAGGTGAAAATCCTGCACAATGCCGGGGTCGTAAGTTCGGGCGCGATGTTCTTCAAAGGCAACTATGTAGACAAGACTCCGTTCGGTGAGAACTTTAATTACGTCGATACAAAAAAGTGTTCACGCATCTATGTGGACGCTATAGAAAAGGTGATAGTATAAAACCATGAGCAATTATCAAAACTTAAGTGTGAGCGACGGCACCGGCGACGCTTCGCTGATGCACCTGACGAGTAACCGCGCACACGGGGCAACCGTCTTCAGCGTAGACAGCGTTATCGGCATACCATCGTACTTCATCGCCACCGTCGGCACCTTGTCGAGTACAGGATTTATCGACCCGACGACCAAACTGGATTTCTTCGGCCATGTGTCCGGTGCCACGCTTGTCATGGACGCGTGGTGTCCCGGCAGCGTAGACCCAGCCGGCGGCAACACATCCGGCCAAGTCGTTGTTATTAAACCGAACTCCGAGTGGAGTAACTTAGTTGCTCAGTTTATCAAGAACGCCACCGGCAACGGCACCCCAGAGAATCACACCGTCGCCAACCTGACGGCCACGGGTGTCAGCACTGCGACACTGGCAACGACCGGTAACACCTCGGTCGGCGGGGCGCTCACCGTGACCGGCGATAATACCGTCAGCGGCATCTCGCGGACGTCCATTGCCTCCGTAGCCTCGGGCGCGACGATTACGCCGAACAAGCAGATTTACACCGTTACTGCGCTCGCGGTCGCCGCAACGCTCAACGTGCCGAGCTTCACCGCGACCGACGGTACGGTAGGCGTGCTCCGCATTTTGGATAACGGCACGAGCCAAGCACTGACCCTCGGTACCGGTTGGACCAACCAATCCGGCTTGGCGTTCCCAGCCGCGACCACGATTAGCAAATGGCTGACCATCGGGTACATGTACAACGCGGCTACAACCAAATGGCAAATCCTTAGCATCAGTCAGGAAGCGTAACCGTGGCAGTCTGGACTGGCATTGTCGATAACACCGGCCCGATTAAGGTGTGGCGAAATGTTGATATTGGCAGCATGAGCCGGACCGACAACACCGTATACATTGGCGCGCTGCAAGCTGACGACTGGACGCCGAGCGCCGGAGCCTTTGACAACCCGGCATGGTACGCCGACGTCGAGTGGCCGCGTGGTACGCTGCGGATTGGCAGTTACCAGACGAAGCCCGGCACCGGTGGTGGCATCACCAACAACCACTACTTCTGTAATCAGGTGTGGTTCAGCTACGGTGTCGGCGCCGGTCAGACCAGCTCAGAAATCAACACCCGTATCAACACCGACGGCAGCTGGAAGACATGGGCCAGTGACCAGTGGGGCAGCATTTATATCGGCATACCCGGTATTTCCGGTCCGTCACTTAGTAGTCAAAGTAGCTCCAACGTGAAATCGACTAGTGCGGGAATCGCGTGGTCCACGGCCACCGGAACCAACTGCACGTTCAACAGCGCCTACTTGGAGTACAGTACCGATTTCAGTTATTCCAATGTGGTTGGTATTGCCCAAAGCGGTAGCACCACCTTAACCGGATTGCAACCCGGTAAGACGTATAACTATCGGTTCGTGATGTACAACAACGCCGGGCTAAACGCGACCACCGGCAACTACACTTTTACGACGAAAGCAATACCGGGGGCCATCCCGATACTGATGGGGCTGATGTAATGGATGCGGCGAAGTGGGTTGAAATTATCACGGGCGGCGCCGTTGCGTTTGCGCTCTTTTGGAGCACGTTTAGAGGTAACCTGAGTAACGACACAATCAAACTTATGAAAGAAAACAAAACAGCACAAAACGATGCCATCAAACGAT